ATATGAAAAACAAAACCATTTAGAACAAGACGCAAACGGTAATAAACGAGGAGATAATGGTATTCTTCCGTACTTTAATTACGACCAAGGCGACACCTTTGGTACAAAAAACGAAGGAACTATCTATTATGCGTCACAAACAAGTAAAGTACACAATGACTATGAATTTCCTGATTACACAGATATTATACCAAAACGAGTATCACAACATCTAGCGATACATAATTTAAAAATAGAAATCACTATACCTGGTTCAACAGAGATTAACGTAGGGGATTTAGTCCATTTCTCATTACCTAAGTACGCAGCACACAATCCAAGTGATTTAAAAGACCAAGACGTATATTTAACAGGACGATACTTAATCAGTGCCGCAAGACACCACGTATCTGCGTTAAACAAAAGACACACACTCGTATTAGAACTAATTAAAGATAGTTTTAATATTGGCTATCCAGACGAAAACACCGATTTATTTACAAACAATGAAAACGATACTGGAAATATATACACAGCGACAGAGGTAGACGGATATGTATAATACTCCGAGAAGCTCGCTAGAATCGCTGCTAGCGCATGTAGGAACGACTATAAGCGGTGGCTATGAGAGAATACATAACTAACAATGACGAGAGAATAAATCTCAAACAATTAGAGGATATAATGAAAATTAAAGAACAAATTAAGACAATCATAGAAGATTACTCAGAAGCGAGAGATATATCCGCTGAGTATAACAAATACGATGGCTTCTTCAAGGGCCACCAATCACCCGAAACCGTATGGAACTTTGTAAAACACCCGTTTTTATTAAGAGTTAAGGGCCTTCTTGCGAGTCTTAAACTAATAAAGATAAGTAATAGTAGATGAGCGCCAGCTTGCGTAGGGTATTATTAAATGCTAACTTATGGCGCAAGGTGACCTTATTAAAACGAGAGGACTATCGGCAAATAAAAGATGAACAATGATAAATTTTTAGGACACAACGGCTTTCTATGGTTCGTTGGTGTTGTGGAAGATAGAGCGGATCCTCAGTTCGCCGGCAGAGTCAGAGTACGTTGCTTAGGACATCACACGTCTAATACAACAATATTGCCTACAGCTGATCTACCGTGGGCGCAGGTTGTTCTTCCGATTACATCTTCTGGTATATCTGGTTTAGGTCAGTCGCCGTTGGGTCTAGTCGAAGGCTCTTGGGTGTTTGGTTATTTCCGTGATGGTTCTTCTCGTCAGGAGCCATTGGTGCTTGGTTCATTACCTGGAAAGCCGGCCGAGCTGGCACAGGCATCCGGCTTCTATGATCCCAATGGTATCTATCCCAAATACAAAAATGAGCCTGATGTCAACCGATTAGCCGTTAATGATGAAGACAATCCACATTTAGCTTTAACATTAAGACAATCTACACGTATTACTGGTATAGCCACAGCTGATTTTAATACAATTACAGCTGCTGATGGTTCTATCATAGCCGCTAGTGATGGCGACACATTTGACCAGCCGGCGATCCCTTATAACGCCAGCTATCCATACAATCACGTATATGAATCCGAATCAGGCCACATACGAGAATATGACGATACACCTGGCTATCAAAGAATATACGAGAGCCACCGAACCGGAACCAGCTATGAAATAGATCACCAGGGAAACAGAACAGATATTATAAAAGGAACACATTATACACTTACCAGCTCAAACAACAAAGCGTATGTAGCTGGCGATTCAGATATCACCATAGATGGAAGACATAAGATATACATTAATAAAAACAATACTCCAAATAACCATTATGATATACAGGTCGGCGCCGGCGCTTCCATTAATATACAAGTAGATGATGGCGATGTCAATATACACACAGTACAAGGCAAAATCAATATGAACGCCGGCGGTGACTACAATCTAAAAGTAGGCGGCAATATGAATGTCGTAGTGGAAGGAAGTATATCTGAAACTGTTGAAGGAAATAAGACAAGTAATACAACAGGCGCCGTTGTTCACCGTGGCTCTACCATAGATTTAAACCCATAGAAAATCGTATATAGAAAAGGCCATTGTAAAACCAGAGAGCAACCTTAATCTATAAATGTAATAACAATCATTAGATATTAGCGACAAACAGGTGGCACCCTAAAAAGTACAGGCAATTGCTAATAAAAGATACTAGACAAATTTTTTCTCGTATATTTTTGTGTCTATAAAGATTGCGATAAAAAGTCTTTTAGTATATTAGAACGAGAAGGGTGTTTTAACTTTCTTAACGCTTTGGCTTCAATTTGTCTTACTCTTTCTCTATTGACATTGATTATTTTACCGACTTCTTCTAAAGTATAGTCTTTGTTCAAGTTTAGACCAAATCGTAAACGTAAGACTCTTTCTTCACGTGGGGTTAGAGAAGACAATACTGTACTCATTACTTCTTTTAGTTCTTGTCTTTTTACTTCTTCTAAACAATCGTTGACAATTACTGGTGACACTTCATCAATTGTGTTAAGTGACTCAATTGTTGATAATCTCATTACATCATACTTTGAAGATAATGGTCGGTCAACTTTTTGTTGTACTAAATGATTGTTTTTATTTTTTGATATTTTGTAATAGTAATCTTTATTATCAATATCAAGGTTTAGTTTATATTTCATATTGTACTCCTTTTTTTATTCTTAAAGTATAACATAGATTCGGTGGCTTGTCAAGTGGTTAATTTGTTCTAGTTTTGTTCTATTTGGTGACAGATAGGGTAAAAACGTTAATTGTCGTATTATAGGGTCAAAGAAAATGGTTTTAGCTATTGACTTTTGATGAATCGCCTGATACAATATAGACATATTTAATTCAAATATGATTGAAGATTATTGTAATAATAATCTTTAATATTTTACAAGTTTATACTACACTACGAATTTAAATTCATAGTGAAACTAGTTACGGGTGGCGACAGCACTAAATCGCCACCCTATTTTTTTATCAATTAAAATTATCTTTTATATTATTTAAATCAAAAAGTTCTTTTATACTTTCATTACATTTTAATTCTACATTACAACTAATTCGTATATTGTCATTTGTGCTAGGTATAGGAAGATGATCTAGGTTTCCTGCAAAGATATACAATTCGTTTTCTTTTGGTTGAATATAGATTTGATTACCATTTTCTCTAAAATAGATACCTCTATCTTCCACACATTTTAAATAAAACACACCGTTAATCGAAGCAGTTCGTATATGATTATGCCAGTTATTTTCAGTGTAGTTCTTATCACTAATATATGAAAATACTTTATTACTATTTGTTTCATTAATAGTATAGTTTTTAAATATAGAAGATACTCTATTTAAAAAAAGATCATAGAGTTTAAGAGAGTTTTCTTTTATAAGCGGATTATCATAATTTAACTCGATATTTTTTCCGTTCTTATATTGTAAATATGGTTTATCTTCTATCCAACATTTAATAATTAAAGGATTTAAATTACTTTTAATTTCATCTATATTTTCTTCGCTCTTAAAGATGAGTGGTGTTTTTGATATTATATGCATTGTTCAATTCCAGAATATTATATATAGTCGTGTTGAGCGATCACAGGGAACCATAGAGTCTATACTAGAGTCAACCTCTACAACTATAAATAGATAAAACGACTTTTCTTATTTTACATACTTTCATTGCTGGCGATCTATATTGTTTTAATTAACAAAAGGATTACACTTGCCAAAAGGATATAAAGATAAAACAAAACTTAAAAAACGATTAAAACGACTTGCTCCTAAAATTCCTGATTATACGTGTCCCGACATTGACTTTGTGATACAAAGAATTGAAAGTTTACATCAAAAGGGAAAGCCACCATCCAAATTAAACGTTAAAGTATTAACAAAGAAACTAGAGCGTTTACGTTCTCAAAATGAAAATCTACGAGATAGTGGAAAGTATTGGTATGATAAGATGTGCGCTTATGTGTTTGATGACTAGAGAGCCAGTGCTAGCGAGCGAGCTAACGTGGTGTTTTTTCCTTGACTTTTTTTCTAAATAGTGTATAAGAGAGAATAGATGGCAAAACAATACTACCAAGGCGATTACGGTTTCAAAACAATACTTAAACGTTATCCTATTTTTAAATCATTTGTTAACGTATTAAGTAAAGATAAATCTAATTTGTATTTGGAATTAGATGATGCTGTAATGGGTAATACGCCTAAAATTAAAACGATAACTGATGTTAAAGGATATGATAGTATTTTAAACTTATTGACAAAGGTCAAGGGTGCGAAATTTAAAGAAAAGTCAAAAGGTAATGAATACGATATTTCACTTGGTAATTTAACTTGGCGTTTCTATCGTTCAGGTGGAAGATTACAAAATGTCTTTGATGAACAAGGTAACGCAAAGACAGCAAGTAAACCAAAAACTGAACAACAAGAAGATGGTGTGCGTTATCTATTAGAAAGTGGAAAACTACAATCAAAAGAAAACATCAACAAAGCCATTGGATTTAATTTTGATAAAGATTGGCACGATAGTTTTGAACGAACCTTTAATGGGATAAGTTCTAACATAATGAAATCTACAGAAATGAAATCATATAATTTTTATAGAGATAGTAATCCAAGTAAACCAAAATTTTTAAATCAACTCACAGATGCTCGTATATTACCAGATAGTAAAGATAACTGGAATCCATCTGACATATGGGCAGTAAAAAGATCAAGTGAAAATAAACTTACTTCTGAAGTTAATAAGTTATTTAATACTGTCTTAAAAACAAAAGATATTGAAAAACTAAATGATTTTATTTTTAAAAAGTTTCAATCAAAAGAGATTATTGGTATCTCTTTAAAACAAGTGACTACACCAAAAGCAACTGTAAAAAAAATTCAAACAGATGCAAAGTTTATGAATAGTATTCGTTTTGATGGAATACTAAAGAAGTTTGAATTTAATGCTTCAAATAGTTATTTTGATATATTGTTTAAAATGAAAGTCTTTAAAGAAACAGTAGAGTATAGATTTAGATTTAGACCAAGAGGTGCATCTGGACAAATAAAAACATTTGGAGAAGGACAATCAATTGAACAAAAAACATTTGATGGTGCTGTGTCTTCTGATGTGGTAATAAGTGAATTTACAGATGTTAGAGCATTTGAAAACAATGTTTTGAAACTTAAAACAAAAGGTAATGTTTTATCTACACTTAAAACTTCAAACTTAAACAAAGACTTTGTGGACTTTGTGATTGATGATAAATTTAAGTTTGTTAAAGTAAGCGAATTACAAGATAAACTTTCTGACTATGAAATTAAACGAGCAGTTGTATTATTATATTACATCTATAATTTTGAAACGGCAAATAATAAACAAAGAGTATTTAAAAGATTTTATTTAGCCGCTAAAAAGATGAATGAATTTTCTTCTATTCATTACAAAGTTTTTTAATATTAAATTTTTGTTACAGTCACTTTTTCCTTGTTAAATAATTGAAGTTCTAATTAACAAGGAGTTTAGAATGAGATTATTATTAATCGCTTTTATTATGTCTTTGATGACAACCATTAGTTATGCAAGAGATCAAATATCAATCGTAGGTTCTTCTACAGTTTATCCGTTCGCAACAGTTGTATCAGAAAGATTTGGTAAGTCAGGTTTTAAAACACCTGTAATCGAATCAACAGGTACAGGCGGTGGTATGAAATTGTTTTGTAAAGGTATCGGTACTAACACACCTGATATGACAAACGCAAGTCGTGCCATTAAAACATCTGAAAAAGAAATGTGTTTTAAAAATGGTATAACAGATATTAGCGAAGTTAAAATAGGTTTAGATGGTATTGCAATCATACACGCATATAACAATAAACAAGTTAACTTTACAATAGAACAAATATGGCAAGCACTTGCTGAACAAGGTTCAAAACCAGAAAAGTGGTCTGACATTGATTCAAGTTTACCAAATATCAAAATATCAGTATTAGTTCCACCACCAACTTCAGGTACAAGGGATGCCTTTAATGAGTTAGTCTTAAAAAAAGGTTGTCCTAAAACAATTGACAAAAGTAAATGTGAATTGTTAAGAGAAGATGGTGCTGCTATTGAAGCAGGTGAAAATGATACGTTAATCATTAACAAGTTAGTTGGTGATAAAAATTATTTTGGTATATTAGGTTTTTCTTACTATGATTCAAACAAAGACAAAGTAAGAGCAGTAACAATTAATGGTAAAGCAATATCATTAAAATCAATCCAAGACGGTAGTTATCCAATTAGTCGTCCATTATTTTTTTATGTAAAAAATCAACACATTGGTGTAATACCAGGTATTGAACAGTATATAAAAGAGTTCACTTCAAAAAGGGCAATTGGTAGTAAAGGTTACTTAACAGGTGTAGGTTTAGTACCATTAGCAAATCCACAAGAGGCTATCACGCAAGTTAAATAGACTTGACATTTATACAGATAT